CATATGTGAAGTTGGGATTCATCTTCATATACGTACCCGCAACAGCGGGAATAGGCGTTCCTACCGTATCGTCAAGCTCACCCACACCGTATGCCTTCTTCTCTAGAACCTCAGCGTAAGTACATGACGTAACCGCACCAGAGGTGTCGCTCTTCACAATGTACCTGTCCCCCTTCTCAACCTTAGCGGCGTTCTCCCCTTCGAGTAGGAAGTAGACATCCCCACCAAACTCAAAGTTCTGGTTGGTATAGATGGTCTCGTACCCTTCGCTGTCAGGCTTGATGACAAACTTGTATCTCCTAGCCCACGAGGGGGCGGACATGATAGAAGGAATCGTTACTCGAATACGGTTCTGAAAAATAGACTGACCACAATCAATCTCGACCTTATTGTTTGGCGCGACAAGGGCGGTACTAGACCGTCCGAACTCATCCATGTATACGATACCAATCTCATACACACGGTTGCTATGTAGACTCGGAGCCGATGGTGTTACGGGACTAACTCCATCAGTTCTATCCAAAGGCGTACGAACCAAAGACACGTTGTATCCAAGCTTATTGGGCAGGCCGTCAGAGTTAACCATGTCGTACCCCTCGAGGTAGTTGCCATAGACAATCCTATTGCCCATCAAGGTCTGTGCCTTAGCCAACCGAGGGACGTTGTCATACAGTCGCAGAATCTCACTCTCCGGAAGGATGGTGAAAATCTTTTGCTTGCTGAACTGGATGGTGTAGTCAGAGTTGTCCGTCAAAGCGGAGTCTGCCTTGTCTACCTTCTCAATGACACGGATGATATTGTCATCCATCTCCTTGAACAAGATGTCGATACCCTTCACCAAAGAGTCCCCAGTACGCACCGTAACGTCGCACACCTGCACGGAGTTGACCATGCCCTCGTTGAGGTACGACTCAGTGGTAAAGGCAAACGGTTCGCTCTCAAATACAGGAGCACTGAACATAGACGTTGCTGAGTACTCGTTGTTGGCATACTCCCACCGGTAACCAAAGCACAACAGCCTGTCCTCCATATAGTCTTCCCTAGAGACCACCGCAACAGGTGCTACCACAGGGGCTTCTAAAGGAGGGCGCTTGATAACGAGGATGTCGTTGCCTAAAACACCACTATCCTGAAAAGCCGAGGGCTCAGGATAAGCCGTGCCTACATTGATTCGGCGCGGAGGGTTGAAGTCGTCAGTAAAGAACAGCAGCCCGTCAACCAAGTCGATACCCGTAATCAGATACTGCGGGTCGAAGTTCAGCGTGGTATTGCTATTCGTAGGGTCGGAAGCGTCCTCGATACTGACCACATGGTACGTCAGTAGGTCGCTACGCATATTGTACGAAACGATGAGGTCGAGCTTTCCCGTACCACCTTCAGTAAACGCAGGGTCGTGAACGAACCAGTACATGGTCTCGTTGGCACCATCGCTATATGCCCCAAGGCAAGTGGCGGTGGGGCTGAGTGCAGTTCCCGTAGGTGGGTATACCAAATTGGTAAGGCGTGTATTGCCCTTGGTGTTCTCTACCGCTCCAATCTCAGAGTCCTCGGTGGAACCCATCCGAATATTACGGGCATCGATATACTCTCCGTTGGGGACAAGGCGCTCGTCGACGCTCTTGTTCATACGCCCCTTGATGAAGTTCCTTACCAGATTCGCCATTACTTAATCCACTTGTCTCGACCACGCATGTTCATCAGCAAACGACCGGGATGGATGTTGCTGACGCGAAGCTTTGCGTTGCGCAGGAGCGCGTTCTTCTTCTTCCTCGCCCGACCCACGATGTACTCTTGTACACCCAACTTAGCGTCAAGGATAGCGTACTGGATGTATGCGTACACATACTCCTCGAAGAGCTTGTTCACGCTAATCTCAGCGTTGTTGCCGCCCTCCATACCATCGCTGACATACTCAAGGATACACAACTCGTCAGCCATATGACTGCTGAAGTTGATGACGCCACCCTTCTTGTTGATGCTGAAAGTAGGATTGGCATTGGCCGTCTCCGTGTTCAGGCCATAGCGGGCACCGATGTTGTAATCGAAATACCAAGAACCATCGCAGCAATACCCGAGCTGACCGTCGAACTGATTGTTTCCGTTGAGGTAGATACTAGGCTTGGTTCCAGTAATACGGTCGAAGTCGATGGTAGAATCCTGAGGGCGTAGCGTAGCCCCCGTCTCGTCAAACAAGATTCGACAGTTGTTGTCTTGCAGATAAGCCGAACTCCAATTCGTCTGGATGTTCTCCGTTAGCGGACGCAAGACACCGTTCTGATACAGAGAGATGCGAACCCAATTGACATAGTCGGGAGGCAGAACAAAGCGCAAGCTGTCACAAACGCTGAGCTCAAGAACCTTAATCTCTTTCAAGGAATCGTAGTTCAACTCTTGGATAGCACGCTTGGCATGGAACAGAATCTTGTACCGCTCCTCGTTATTAACAAGGGAGTGGTTGCCGTTGTACATCAACAGGAAGTTGTTGACGATGTCCTGCAACGAAACGTATTGGTAGCTGCCCCAGTTTGCGTCTTCAGGTCCTTGAGAAGGATTCTCAAAATGACCGTTCTCGTAGTACTGGTAGTCTGTGATATATGCCATTACTGTTCGTTCTGGATTTCTTCAGCGTTAGCGTACTGGAATATGTCGCCCTCTCGAATGCTCATGCCAGCCATCTGCAATATCTTATATACCAACCGGGTCTCATCATCGATAGGAACCTCAAAGTCTTGGTAGTCAGTAGACGACTGATTGAATACAGGCTCTCCGTTAGCCAGTGTGATATACGTCCATTTCGGGTCCAAAGGATACCGCACATATTGGCACACCACATCGCCTTGAGCGTAAGTAGTGCCGGTAGGGTATAGCGTAATGACCTGACCGGCAGCGGGATTGTCGATGGTATAGGCAGGGTACTGAGCCGACGGAGCCGTGAGGTTTGAGTTGGCCAGCATGGTAATGCGGCTATGCGTAACCGGCTCCGCCTCAGCGTTTAAGACCAAGACCTTGTTGAGCAAGTAGTAGTCGTCACTAGTGGTAGCGATGCTCGGAGTAAAGAACCGGTTGCCAGATTCAAAGTCCAAAGGCTTAGAAACGGAGAAGACATCGATATCCTCATTGAGCCCCTTGGTCATATTCGCGTAGTCCGTGCCAGACATGCGGGCGTTCTCTGCGTTGATGGCCTTATTGAGCTCGTTAAAATAGTTCTCAAAAATCTCTAGCTGAGCCTGCTTGGCAAAGAGATTGAAGTCGGATGGGGACACGTAACCGTAGTTGTTCTTGTTTAGAATCGACAATACGGTTTGACGGACTGAATCAATCATTCTCTAAAGATAATCATCTCAATACTAGCACGTGACCAGTACGCTCAACCCACTGATTGCTATAGATATTTCTAGCCACAAAGTGATAGACATACACGTCGTCACGAACATAAGCCTTGTCGAAACCACCGTCCCATCTCTCGCTGAAGTCTTTCGAAACCCATACCAAATCTCCCCACCTAGAATACACCCTGATGTACACGTTGTCCCAGCAGTCGTTGGGAGCCTCAATAAACCAAGTGTCGTTGACACCGTCGTTGTCTGGCGTAAAGGCGTTAGGGGCGTATATGGGGCACTCGATAACTTCTAGGCATTCCTGCCCCGTCTCACAGTCTACCTCTACGATTATGGTGTCTAATAGCGTAACATAGACCGTGTCCCAAAACACCACGGAAATAGGTGGCAACTCGATATAGGTGGTATCGTACTCTACTAAAAGAATCGTATCGGGAGGGAGCTCCACAAACGTGGTGTCGTACTCCACCAAAAGAATCGTATCGGGCGGCAACTCAATGTATAGCGTGTCGTACTCTACTATCACAACGGTATCCGCTGGCAGCTCGATATACACCGTGTCCACGACAACCTCAGGTAGCGGCTCACCGCATGGGCCCACCACAATCCAATTGTCTAGAAACTCCTCGTCTTCATAAAAGCCACAGCAATCAGGTGTGACGCCGCCACCAAGACCACCCACCTCCGCCCAACCGCCTTCATCGGAATACATAGTCGGGCCATAGCTAATCTGCCATATCACAACCTGAATGCTGTACCCCTCACTAGCCCAGTAGTCGATGACGTTAGAAAGCTCACAACTAGCAAAGCCGGAGAACTCACCGTCCACACAATCATTCTGATATGAATTGAATACAGGGAACGAGACCGTATCCCCCGTATAGTACGGGGGGTCTATGGAGTCGTCATACAGGTTCGTCCAATTACCTCCCAGCTCAGTAGTAGTGGAAGAGAATATCCATCCGGGATGGTTGTTTGTGCCCGAGATAGAGAATTCAAACGGGAAGTCCCACCCGATATTCATGGCATTACAGTCCTCGTCTACAGCTTGGAATCCGAATTGAATTTCGGACACCCCATCGGGACCGCCCGTGCCGCCGCAACCATTGGTGTTATGGAACGCCACCGTAACCAACCCATTCACGGAGTTGAAGTCAAGGAGCTCAAGGTCGCACTGGGCGTAAGAGGATAAAGGGAAGTAGAGTAGTAGGAGCCAACGCTTCATATCCTAAGGTCCAAAAAAAAAGCCACCCGAAGGTGGCTCTTTTAAATTTCGAATGAGTAACTCTATTAATAGTCAAAGTACATTCCGTAAGAGTCTTTAATCATAGCGTTGGCTGTAGGCCAAGGGCTACGAAGAACC